ACAGAGATAACTCTAAAAAGGTATCCATTTGTTCCTGTGTAAGTTCAATTCCACGAACTGGCATCCCCAAAAGGTGAAAAACCTGGGTATATAATTTATCTCTTTCTTCCGGTGTAATAATAGTGGCCATAATTTGGTATATTCTTATAAATATCATATATTTGTGTTATGGATATATTAACCTCTGGTATAAGAAAATATAGGTATGATTATTTTAAAGGTTTATTAAGTGGAGACTTTAAAAAATTATATAAAACAAAGTGTAATTATGTTTTTGAAAAAAAGGGTATAGAATTAGGGATTTGGGGATTTTGGTACAAAAACAGAAATTATGGAATTGTTGAATATGACGAAAACACTCCCATTTCTTGGTGTTGGAGAAATACCCCAAATACACATCCATATTGTTTTCACGATTTCTATTACCTTTTTTATGACACTACAGGTATTGAATTGGATTTTAACGATAAGGAAAAATGGAAAGATAATTTGGATATTCTTTTTAAATTTGTTGAACAAAAATTTGAGTTATATTTTACAACTAATATTGAGACAAAATATTTTTATCATTTTTGGTTTAGATGTAATCAATCTTGGACATTAGGTCAAATAACAATTATTGCGTTAATGTATAAAATACGTGAATTGTTTAGTGAATATAAGATAATAAATATGGATTTTGCGTTAGAACGAGGTGACCCTAACGATTTCAAAGGAATTGATGTGACTATTACTACTCAAACCAAAGACGTTAATGAAGTAAAAGAAAAAATTAAAATACAAGTAAAGGGTGGTAAAGTAATTGATAGTAATGAAAAAGGATACACTATATCAGGTGCGGCTAATGACTTAAAGGCCGATGTTGACTATTGGTGTTATGTTGATATAAAAAATAATGAAACCGATATAATTTTATTTCAAAACTTAAATAGATACATTCAAAGAGAGGGTTATAATATTTTATTTAAAAAAGAAATAACACATCCAATAATAATTAAAGAATCAATCATGGTCGCAGAAAAACTAAATGAAATAGCTAAATATTGTTTTGAAAATAAAATATTAATTGAAATTGAACATTTACCTGGCTCTATAAATCAAATAGTAATTCATCTTCAACCAGAAAAAATGATTAATATTAAAATTGCAGATTTTAAAGATAGTCAATTAGAACAATTATTAATTGATAAATTTAAAGAATTAAAGGAGACTCTTAAGTAAATCCTTACTGAATGATTCAGAATATTCTCCATCTCCCATAACTTGGTCGATTATTCCTTTTTTCTTTTGTAATATATTATAGATGATTTTCTCAACCGTATTTTCAAACACGGGATAATAAACTAATACACTATTTTTTTGACCGTAACGATACGCCCTATCTTCGGCTTGACTGTGATGTGCAGGTACAAATGATAAATCATTCATCACAACAACTTCTCCAGCCGTCAAAGTGATACCCACACCACCGGCAACAATATTTGAGATAAATATTTTTATCTTATCTTCATTTTGAAATCTATCAACACTCTCTTGTTTCTTTTCTTTAGACATACTACCATTTAATATTACAGAGTTCTTTTTATATTTCTCATGTAACATATCTAATGACATTGTAAAGTTGGTAAACACAATTACTTTTTTACCTTGGTCCAAACATTTATCTATAATCTCACAAGTATAAGGAATTTTTTCGTAAGCAATAAGTTGTCTAATTTTCATTAAACGATTTAAAGTAACACTAATAGTTTCGTTGTCTTTTTTGTCATTACTAATTCTTGTAAATTCCTCTAATTCTTCATCATACATTTTACTCGTTAATTCAACAAACACAGGGGTGACAATCTTTTCAGGTAAATCAAGAATATCTGTTTTCATCCTACGAAGAACATACGATTTAGTTCGTTCACGTAATTCATCCAAATTACTTGCCCCACTTGTATTCCACACTTTTCTATTACCTACAGTAAACTGATAACCTTTACAATATCTACGAACATATGATTGCCAATTTAATGTTAAAGGTGAATCAACAATCTTTAATAAGTTAAAATAATTTATTGGTCTTGATGTCATTGGTGTTCCCGTTAACAACCACACTTTAGGTATCGTTTCTAATACATCATTTAATAAACGAGTTCTATTCGCTGTTGCGTTTGAAACATAATGTGCTTCATCCACAATTGCCAAATCAAACTTTTCATTTACCAATAATTTATAGTCGTCACTATCTTCACTTTTTTCTGTGGTGTGATAATTTTTTAATATATCATAATTGATAATATAATAATCAAAAGTAGAACCCCATTTACGACCTTCAACTATTAAAACTTTTCTGTCGGTGTAATTTTTAATTTCTCTATCCCAATTTATTTTAAGGGACGCAGGACATACAATTAAAACTTTCTTTGCTCCACTTTCCATTGAAGCAATAACCGCAGCTGTCGTTTTTCCAAGACCCATGTCGTCAGCTAATATAAACTTATTGTTTGCTAATAACTTCTCAATGGCAATCTTCTGGTGTTCCATAGGAGGACGATTATCATATGGACTATAATCAATAACACGATTTAACTTTTTCTCATCTTGAACGATGGCTGACTTAGGTAACCACATCGCACTCATTTGGTCACTATCTAAAACTTTACCCCATATATGAAACGCTTTATCAGATTCACATAGCAATTTTTCACACCAAATTTTTTCAGGGGGAATAGGTAATAATCTTTCTTCCATAATTTTTTCTCCAAATGTGGAGACTAAATTAATATATTTTCTAGCAACCTTTGGACTCAATTCGTAATATTTCATTACATATTCAGCTTGGGGTCTGGTTAACTTAAAATTTTTAACCTCATCTATCTTTCTTTTCCAATCCAATAATTGGTTATTGGAACCTTCGTAAGTTAATAATATAGTTCTCGCTTCAATCTCGGGAATTTTTATCTCCATATAATATATATAATATAACTAAATAGAATGAAAGATTAAACTATTTATAAGGATATGAATAATAAACTACCTATTACGAGAATGTCCAAATTCCTTTCTCAAGACGATTTTGATTTAAATATTCAAATGGGTCAGGAATACCTTCATGGTGATTTGGGGATAAAATTGGTGTTATATCGTGTAGATAAACAAAAAACAGAAAACGACGACGTTTATGCTGAAGTTGGGGTGGATGAAATTAAATATTTCCCACCAATTGAGTTTTATGCATTAGTTAAAATAGAGGAACCAAAGAACAGTTCATATAAAGGTGGGTTATTAAGATACAACGAACCGGGTAATATGACGTTGTCGGTTTATATAAAACATTTGGAAGAATTAAAGGTTGACATAAAATACGGAGATTTCATTGGATATCCTGAATCTGAAACAAGAACAAGATATTATAACGTTTCAAACGACGGAAAAGTAACATCAGATAATAAACATAATATGTTTGGTTACAAACCATATTATAGAAACATTGTATGTACAGCAGTACAAGACAATACATTTAGAGGAGTATAACATGGGAATACCTAAAAGAAAAACAAATATTGAAATCTACAAAGGATCTGAACTCACTAAAAGGAGACAGGAACTTTTGGATAATATTACCAAATCAGATACGAATCTTCCAGATTCTATATTACACGATGATTTAGATAGGGGTATGTTAGATTATGTTACGAAAACATTTAAAGTTGTAACTGACGGAAAACAAATTCCAATTATAGATAAAATCTTAACAATACAAAGATGGGGTGAGTTTACACAGAATTGGTCGTTTAGTGATGAAGATGGAAACATGCAACTTCCATTTATTGCGATCATCAGAAAACCCGACGTTCAATTTGGAACAAATCCTGCAGTTCAAAGAACAATACCCGATAGGTATCAAGTTTATTATGCTTCAGTTCCAAATTGGAATGGTACACAATTGGGTGCGGATATTTACACAATTCCACAACCTATTCCCGTGGATATCACGTATGACGTAACAATTATATGTAATAAATTTAGAGATTTAAACAAGTTTAATAAAATCATATTACGTCATTTTGCATCAAGACAAGATTACACAATGATTAAAGGACATTATATTCCTATTATTCTTGATAAGATTGAAGATAATAGTCCAATTGAAACAATTGACGGACGTAGATTTTACGTTCAGAATTACCAATTTACAATGTTAGGTTATTTGATAGATAGTGAGGAGTTCGAAGTTAAACCTGCAATTAATAGATTATTTACCATGATTGAGTTTATAAAAGATAACCCCAAATTCGGTGTTAAGAAAGTTGTGAACTCTAATGAAATAATACAAACTATTAATTTAGCTGTTGATGGAATTCAAAGTGTTTTTGATGTCGGGGAAAGTATTGGAACGTTATTTGGAGTTTATATAAATGACGTATTACAAACAAAGGATGTAAATTACTTACATATTGCTTATACCTCAAAAATAGAATTTGTTTCTCCATATATCCCGACCGCCGGAAGTAAACTTACCATTGTTTATTATAAAAGTAAAAATAGTAGAATAGTTGGGACGACAGGTATAATTTTTAGTTTTGTTAGAGAAGAGTTCCAATTCACAGGATCAGGATCTTTTTTTGATCCACCAACTAACAATAGACCAATGTTTAACACAAATGAAACGATTAATAGTGTTGTTACAGTTGAGATTAATGGATTAGCGGAACAACAAGGTATTGGATTTATTGTTTCAGATGATGATTCATATATTATTTTATCAGAAAGACCATCAATAAATTCAAATATATCAGTAGGATATTTGTATTAAAACATAATCTATGTACGAATTTATAAAAGATAATGTAGTTTCAAGTCAGAGTCAAAACATGCCGATTAATATAATGACGGTCAGTTTTATTGCAGACGGAACACAAACTAATTTTAGTGTTGGAACTAATATAGGAACCTTATTTTCAGTTTCAATGAACGGTATTGGTCAAATAAGGGATTTAAACTTTACGTTTATAAACTTTACAAGTACAATTACATTTTTTACACCTCCTATAAAGAACTCAGTAATAACGGTACAATTTTATAAAGGAATTAATAGTGTAATTTTAGATAATAAGGGTAAATTATTACAATTTGAAAAAGAAGAGTTTACCTATACTACATCAAGAGTGTTCAATTTAAGTAATTTCATCAATAGTTTAATAACTGTAGAAACCAATGGATTGGCCGAAGAAGAGTCGGTTGGGTTTGATATTACGGGTGATAATGAAATTACATATCTTTCCAATCCTAAAGTTGGATCAAAAATTAGTATATCATATCTATACTAATCATCTCCGTAAATGTCTTTCTTTTTAGGTTTGTTTAAATCCTCTATAAATTTTTCAATGACTTTGTAGATCTTAAGTCCATTTTTATCACAGTAATTTTTTAACATTTCGTGATGTTTCTCACTTATTTTGACGTTTTTTTGGTTGTTTTCCATATAAAAGATAATTAAAGATAAATAACTATCTTTTTAATAAAAGTTAGGAAATCTTTGGTAAAAACAAAGATATTTATTAGATAAGTAATAAAAACAATTTAACCAAACAAAAATCAATGGCAAGTAATAACAGAGTTTTCGTATCTCCAGGTGTTTATACATCAGAGAAAGATCTAACATTCGTAGCACAAAGTATAGGTGTTACAACATTGGGATTAGTGGGTGAAACCTTAAAAGGTCCCGCTTTTGAACCAATATTAATTTCAAATTTTGATGAATTTAAAACATACTTCGGACCAACCTCACCTGAAAAAGATGGTGCTGGTAATCCAAAATATGAATTAGGTTATGTCGCTAAATCTTATTTACAAGAATCAAATCAATTATTTGTAACAAGAATATTAGGTAAAACAGGTTATAAAGCCGGAAAAACATTCGGTATAAAAACATTAGGTACAAACGCTGATATTGTGGTTGCAGCTTTAAGATCAAGAGGTTCATATTCAGGAGAAACATTACAATTTGAAGTTACAGGAAATAATTCATTTTATATAAATAATACTGGATTAACATCTGACCCATTAGCAGAATTTGACGTATATGTAACAGGATCAACAAGTGGATCAAAAGTTTTCACATGTAGTTTGGATATAACATCTCCAAAATATATCACTAAAGTTTTAGGAACAAGTCCATTTGATAAGGATAAATCAGACGTTCCTTTATATGTTCATGAAGTATATCCAAATTTAACAAAAAATTTATATCACAAAGGATCAATAAGTGGTTTAAGTTTAACTGAAGTATATAATGTTGAGGGTGATAATTTTGCAAATACTTGGGATACCCCAATGTCACCTACCGTAGTTTCTGAAGTTAGAGGTGGTAAAGTCGATGATTTATTCGATGTGATTACAATTTCAGATGGTAACACCGCCAACGAAGAAATAAAAGTAACAATTCAAAACATTAATATTGAAACGGGTGAATTTGATATTTTAGTTAGAGATTTTAATGATACCGATGAAAACATGGTTGTTTTGGAAAAATTCTCAAGATGTTCAATGAATCCAGATGTTGCAGGTTATATTGCAAGAAAAGTGGGTACATCTAATGGGGAATATCCATTAAATTCAAAATATATAATGTTAAGTATGACAGATAATGCACCATCAAATGCATTTCCCGCGGGATTTAAAGGTTTTACAAGTGCCACTTTATCAGGTTCAACATCATTAGGTAGTGTTCTTTATAAAACTCAATTTTATGATGCTGGTGAACGTATCTATACTGGATCAACATTATCTTCATATTCAGGTTTAACTAGTAATGGAGATAAATTTAGAAAAACATCATTAGGTTTATCTTCGGATTCATATTTTAATTATGATTCTGATTTGTTTAAATATAAAGGTTCAGGAACATTAGGTACTACTAACGGATTTCATTTATCAAAAAATGCGGCTTCAATTACTGGTGTTACATATCAAACAACACCATATGATTTAGAAGGACAAACTTCAGGTGTTACATATGAAAATAAAATGACTAACATTAACTACCGTAAATTTACATTTGCAGTATCTGGTGGATTTGACGGTTGGGATATCTACAGACAAGTAAGAACATATGGTGACGGTTATATATTTGGAAAAACAACATATATTTCAGGTAAAACAACTAATGGTGGTTTATTTGATACTACCACAGGAAACTCCGATTATTACGCTTATTTAGAAGGTATTAACACATATGCAAACCCTGAAGCAATAGATATTAACGTATTTGCAACACCAGGTATTAACTTTTACGACCATAGTTCATTAACAACTCAAGCAATTGATATGATTGAAACTGATAGAGCAGATTCAATTTATATTATTGGAGCACCAAATGAAACTGATGCTGCTAACGTTATTGACGATTTAGACGGTATTGCAGTTGATTCAAACTACTCGGCAACATATTGGCCTTGGATCCAAATAAGAGACACGGATAACGCAACTCAATTATATATCCCACCAACAGGTGAGGTCGTTAAGAACATTGCCTTAACTGATAACGTATCTTATCCTTGGTTCGCAGTTGCGGGTTACAGTAGAGGTTTAGTAAACGCAATCAAAGCTCAAAAGAAACTAACTCTTGACGAAAGAGATGAGTTATACAAATCAAGAATTAACCCAATTGCAACGTTCTCAGATACAGGTACTATTATATGGGGTAACAAAACGTTACAAGTTAGAGAGTCGGCTTTAGATAGAATCAACGTAAGAAGATTGTTATTAAGAGCAAGAAAATTAATTTCTGCGGTTGCTGTAAGGTTATTATTTGAACAAAATGACGACCAAGTAAGACAAGAGTTCTTAAGATTGGTAAACCCTATCTTGGAATCAATTAAGAAAGAAAGAGGTTTATATGACTTCCGTGTAAGTGTATCTAATGATCCAGAGGACATCGATGCTAACACATTAAGAGGTAAGATTTACATCAAACCAACTCGTTCTCTTGAATTTATTGAT